AAAAGCGTGTTTAGTTCATCAACCTCAAGGTCGTAAAGGTCTTCGGGGTCTTCGTCAAGTAAAATAGAAAGCGTTTCAACTTGCATTTCAAAGACGCTCTCAAAATCCTTTTCCTCTAAACTTGCTAACTCGGTGAATTGGTTAACCGTTATTTGATTCCAACCCTTTGGCAACTTCATCATTGATTTGTTTAGCGGTGTCTTTCATTTTATCACCAATGAAAGCAACGTAAGGAAGTGTAAATTCAGCGTTTAATTTTTTAAATAAGTTTGCTTTGTGTTTAATGTGTGCGTCGGTGTAATGTTCTTGGTCCTTAAGGTCCGTTCGTTTAAATAGGACCGCGATAACTTTACTTATATAATTAGTCGGATTATTTTTGATTATTTTTTCAATGTGTTTCATTTCACGAACCGAAATAGTAAGTTTCTTGTCGTGACTTTTGTAGGTGTAACCTTCAAGTTCAAACGACTTTAAAAACTTTTTAGACGCTTTGTAAGTAATCGAGTTAAATTCTTTTACCTTTTCTTTGAATTCAGTAAACTCAAGTTCGTTGACTTCTGTTTCATCAGCACCCAAAAACACGAATATTGTTACCCATTTTTCAAAGGCGTCTAATTCTTGACTGGTTATTTCTGAAATCTTTTCAAACTGTTCGATAGTCAGTTCATTGATAACGTTTGGTACTTCTTTACTTCCGATTTTAATCATAGCTTTTTTTCAACAAATATAAAAAAAATAACACTTATAAAATAACACCTATTATTTAGTAATGAAAGAGGATTTACCACTTTATAAAATTACAATCGACGAAGAGTACAGCGAAGGCGAAGAACTTGGAATCGATATGATAGCGTTCACGTCAAAGCCTGCCGTTATGGTTAAAGGAATGGCGTTCAAAGCCGTTGAAAATTTCTTTTTTAAAGACGAACCAAAAATGCGAATTGTAGCACCCGCTATGATTCCAATGAATATCTATCGGAACGACGAGGGCGAAGAATATTACGTTCAATTTACGGAACAAGAAATAGAGAATATATACTCGAAGTTTATGCAAGACCTAAACAATCAAAATTTGTTTAATCTTGAACACACCGATAAGAAAGTCCCAGCGTACATTTTAGAGGCTTGGTTAGTTGACAACCCAAAAGAGGATAAAAGTTATTCAACATACGGCATAGAAGTACCTAAAGGGACGTTAATGTTAACCGCACAAATTACAGACAAAGAATATTACCAAGAGTTGGTAAATAAAGACCAAGTTGGATTCTCGATAGAGGGTTTTCTAGGTCTTAAATTAAGTAATCAATTAAATAAATTAAGTATGATGTTACCTGATGGGGAACACTTAATCGAGGGTAAAATCTACGTTGTGAAAGACGGAGAAATAATCGAGATTAAAGAAGAAGTTCCCGCGGAAATGGAAGCGGAAATGGCTGAAGAAGTCGTTGAAGAAGAAATTAAAGAAGAAGAGGTTGAGGCAGCGGAAGTTGAAGAAAAAGTTGAAGAAGAAATTGCAATGGCAGTTGACCCTCAAACAGATTCGGAAGCGGTTCTTGCTATCGTTCAACCTGTTTTAGACGCTTTAGCTACCGAGTTAATGAAAGCTATTGCAGAAGTAAAAGCATTGATTCCCGTTGTTGAAGAAACGGAAGAAGAAGAAGTTGAATTGTCGGAGCAAAAATTTACGGCAATTGACAAAATGAAAAAGTACAGACAATTATTTAAAGAAAACTAAAATGAACAGAAAATTAAAATTCGATTTAGATATCGAAACAAACGCGCTTTTATGTGCAAACCCTGACGAGTTTTACTCGCGTGCTTATTTAACAGAAGACCTAGTTGACAATTACAGAACTTTGCCTGGAATTAAGTCAGCAACTAAACTTGGAAACGTAACTTTTGGTAACGTTTTACAAAAATCAAATTGCTCTTTTACAGCGCCTAACGATTCACTTGATGCTATCGACATCGACGTGTGTCCGTTGTCGGCAATGGCTCAAATTTGTCAATTTGATTTGGAGCAGTCTTTCGTATCATTACAAATGGCTCAAGGTTCTAACGGAGATTTCACGGTGGCATCTTTTATGAACTACTATTGGAATGAAATGAGTTTGAAAATCCAAGAGGATTTAGAGCTTATCCGTTGGCAAGGTGACACAACAAGCGAGGACGATGTTCTTTCTTTGTGTGATGGTTACCTAGTTAAACTTTGTGGAGATGTTAACATTGCTGCGGGTCTTTACGCGGGTGTAATTGATTCAACTAACGTAATCGCTCAAATGACTGCGGTTTATACGGCTTTACCTCCTGCGGTTATCCGTAAAAAAGCTGACTTAAGATTCTATGTTTCTTCAAATGTTGCTGCTGCTTATGAGTTGGCTGCTGCTAGTGGAAACACACAAACTTACGTTACTTTGCCTTTAGGGTTAACTTTCTTGGGTGTTAAAGTTGTTGTTGCTGACGGAATGCCTAACGACACAATGGTGTTGACTTTGAAATCTAACCTTATCTACGCATTCGATGGTGAAGGAGATAGCAAAGCGTTGAAGGCGGTTAACCTTACTGACACAGTTGCAGAGCCTTACTTGAGAACTCGCGCAAATATGAAAGTAGGTTTCTACTATACTAACCCTGCGGAAATAGTAGTTTATAACATTTGCTTTGACTAATTAATTTAATTAATAATCTTAAGGGGGTTCGGGTTCGCCCTTACCCCTTTTTTAATACTTTAAAATATGGCTTGTACAGCATTAGAGGCAATCGTAAAAGGATGTGACAACAACATCGGTTCGATTACCAAAATTTATATTAACGACCTTGAGAACGTAACTGTTGACCCTTCAACAGACATCGACCTTGCTAACTGGATTATAACAGCAATAACGGTAACGGCTGACTTCGAAGAATTCGAGTTTAGAAGAAACACTTCAAACTACACTGAAGAAGCTGCAATTGATTTAATTAACGGTTCGTCTTTCGTTACTCAAACTATCAATTTAATGTTCCACAGACGCGAAGGCGCGAAGTCAAGAGCTATTAAAATTCTTGGCGAAGGTCAAAGAGACCTTGCGGTTATCGTTCTTGACGGAAACGGAAAGTATTGGTACTTTGAAAAAGTTCAAGTTACCGCTTACGGTGAAGGTTCAGGAACGGCGAAAGCTGACGGCTCTAAATACTCTTTAGTATTGACTGCGGAAGCTGAAAACTTGGCTTACGAGGTAGACCCTGACGTTATTCCAACTGTTATCTAATAACCACGCAAACAACTTAAGACCCTCGATTTCTGTCGGGGGTTTTTTGTTTTATAACAAACACATTATAAACCCTATTATTTAATAAGATGATTTATTTAGACAAAGGCGAAATAAACACTTTTGTGTTAACATTAACAGAAAGCGCAACGCTTACTACACCCGTTTGGTTGTTCGTCTTTGAGAACGAATTTAACACAGCGTCACAACCTATTTACTGGGTAGGTGTTGACACGTCACCGTACACTTATCGATACAATTTATTCACTCTAGAAGAAGGTGTTGACTTGACTTTAATTATAGGTCAATATACTTACAAGGTTTACGAAAGTCCTGTTCCTATTATAGTAGACCCAAACACGAATGCAAACGGTTTGAATTTAGTTGAGGAAGGTCGGATGGTGGTTAATGGTGACGCACCAAATTCAATTTATGATTAATTTATGAAAATATTCGGAATAGAAATCGGAGGTAAAAAAGACAGCGTTGAAGTTGTTCAAGGTAATAATTACCAAGCGTTCTCAACGCCGTTTTTAAGGGTTGGCGAAGGCAATCTTTCTTTACCTTACGTTAATTCAAGACAAGTAGTTAATGGTCGAATAAGATTCGGTTCGGACGACCTTTATCCACAGCTACTTAATCAAATGTATTACACGTCACCTTTACACGGTGCTATCGTAGACTACAAAACAAACGCTGCTGTCGGCGGTGGGTTTGAATTAACCGTTGACAAGAACGCAACAGCAACAGAAAAAGTAGACGTTTACACCTTTGACAAGCGCACTAACTTAAAACAACTTGTTCCCGTACTAACGAAAGACGTTATTATTCACAATAGGGCTTACTTTTACCTTTGCTTTAACCAAATAGGAGACTTAATTAAAATCAAACACATAGGCGCGGAAAAAATTCGAAAAGACAAATACGGAGAAACATACTTTATTTGCGAGGATTGGAGCAGTCAAATCGATATTAAAGAAATAAAGCCTTACCGATGGAATTTAAAGCAACGTGAATGCTTGTATGTTTACGAAAATAAGTCAGTAGGTCAAGACGTTTACCCGTTACCGCAGTATTCAAGCGCTATGAATTGGGCTTTTTTAGACGGTGAAATGAGTTACTTGCAAAAGTCGAACATAATAAACTCTATTTTTCCATCGTTTGCAATGATGTTCCCGAAGAAACCACAGTCGGAAGAAGAAAAGATTGCAATTAAAAACACTATTGACAAGGCGAAAGGCGCACAAAACGGAGGTAAAGCAATTGCATTCTTTGCAAACAACGCGGAAAGTTTACCTAAAATCGAAAGCATTCCAACAAATTCAAACGACAACTTATTTCAAAACACGACCGAGTCAATTGATTCAAAGATTTGTCAAGCTCATATTATAGACCCTATCTTAATGGGTATTCGTGTGAGCGGAAAACTCGGGTCAGGAAGTGACATAAAACAGGCTTATATAATATTCGAAAAAAACACGATAATCCCTTTAAGAAATATTATCGAAGACATCGTAAACGACTTGTTAAAAATCGCAGACGTTAAAGCGGACTTTACTATAAACAATTTCCAAATCGTAAACGAAACAATAGTTGAACTTGATGAAAATACGAGCGCAGTTAACGACGCTTTAAACACTATGAACCCAGAGTTAGCAAAAAAGGTAATTGAAACAATGACCGTTAACGAAATTCGTGCTATGGTTGGACTTCCAGCAATTCAAGAACCGCAAACACCGACATTATGATTTACTTTATAACTGAAAACTACTTAAAGACGCAAACACCGATAACGGCAAACGTAGACGTTAACGACGTTACCCCGTACATTCGAACTCAAAGCGATATGCGAGTACAACCAATTCTTGGAACGTATTTTTACAATTATATGTTAGCGGGTTACAATGCGCAGACTTTAAACAACGACGAAGAAACACTTGTTACTTATATCCAACCAGTGGTTGCGTGGCGTTCTGCTGAAGACGCTGTTTTCGGCTTATCCTATCAACTTAAAAACAAAGGAATCCAACAACAGTTCGGTGACTATTCGAACGCGGTGACACAAAACGAAGTCGCTTTTTCGATGGAACATTACGGACAAAAGGCTAGTTTCTACGAGGCGAGGTTATTTAGATATTTAAAGGAAAACAAAGACTTGTTTCTTGAATTTATTTCAGACTTGAATAAAGATTCAGATATAAGACCAAGCAAAAAAGAAGACACGGGTTACACAACTCAAATTTTAGTACTTTGAAAACATATTTAATTACTTTGTTTAATTCGTTGTTGGTCTTTTTAAGTCCGATTAAATTTATCGTTTTACTTGTCGCATTGTCTACGATTATAGACACTTTTTTCGGTGTGTGGAAAGCTCACAAAGTCGGTGAAAGTATTCAGTCAAAAAAACTACGTCACGGATTTGTTCCTAAACTTATAACTTATTGCGCTGCGGTTATTATTACCTATGCTACAGATTACTATATTCTAAACGACTTAACTCAAACGGTTGTTGCCGTTGACCATTTAAGCACTAAACTACTCGCTTTAGTACTTATTTCAATAGAGGTCAAATCAATGGACGAGAGCTTTACCAAGGTTAAAGGTTATTCGTTTATAACCAAAATTACCAATCTAGTAAAGAAAGTTAAAGACGTTAAAAAAGAACTTCAAGAATGACAATAAACACAAATAAATTCACGTTTATTTTAATGCTTGTTTTAGCTTATATTTTATTATTTAGGTGTTCAGCTACTTACCACCTTGAGAAAGCGGTTAAAAAGGGCGTTAAAATCGATTCTAGAATTGACACGGTTCGAGTTTACTTTAGAGACTCGGTAATAAGAGACGGATTCAAAGAGTATTTTTACAACTATCGCGATACCATTATCGAGAAAAATACCGTTTACGTGCCTAAAACACGGTACGAAACACGGACAGAGTATAAAATAATCAAAGAACAAATACAACAAGACGCTAAAACAGATAGGTTAAAGGTTAAACAAGACGCAAAGACAGACCGCAAAGAAATAGCGAAAGAAAAAAAGACTTCTTGGTCAAGTGTAATGAAGTTTTTAAGCGTAATTATTGGACTTGTCTTGTTAATTGTTTTACTTTTAAAAGCAAATAAAAAAATAGGATTATGAACAACGTGAGAAAATACACAGACAAACAACTACTTGACAAGGTTAAATCTTTAGACACCTTCGAAAGTATTCCTTCAAACTATTGGGCGTTATTTGTTCGCTCAAACGAAGACGCTCCGAACTTATTCGACGATAAATGTTATATTTTCAACGGGTCAAAATTTGTGACCGTTACAACTTGCACCACAAACAAAGGGCACAAAGGTTCAGGTGTTGTTGAGGCTAACGTTTGGAATTACGACGGCTACAAACTAGGACTTCATCGCGGTAAAACACCAGCAGGTGTACAAGTAAAAGGTTTTCCATATCGTAGAGACTTTACAACAGACGGAAAAACGAACCCAACAACAGAAATAAAGAACGACATTCGAGGTTTTAATTTTCACGCAGCAACTCATAACCTTAAATCGACAATAGTAGTTAGTCAAATTGGCGGTTGGTCGGAAGGTTGTCTTGTATTCAACAACACACCTGACTACGTTAAGATTCTAAACCTATTTAAACCACAAAGGACTTGGTCTTTCGTAATTGTAGACGAATTTGAAGCGGAATAACCACCGCTTTTTTTATTTACCTAACCTTTTTTTATGCGTAGACGCTTATTCTTTG